AAAATTTGGGTATAGAAGACTCAGGTAGTAAATGGATGCCGTTCTTGTTTGATATGGGTATGGTGACGGCAGCTAAGTTAAGTAATGATGAAGAGGGGGAGTTTTCTTACAACTGCACAAGCCTATACACTAAGAATGGGGATACATTTATTATTGACACCCCCTATGAAGAGTTCTTTGCTAAGCTTGAAAAGTTTTACAGAGAGTTCTATTTTATTGATGATGAAGAAGAAGATAATCCAGATGATTTAAGTTTATAATATGCTTAAGAAGAAAACTAAAAGAAAATTAAAAAAGATTAGAAAGGCTGTCTGTAAGTCTATAAAGAAAGGTATAGAGAATATAGGTGAGCCTATAGCTAAAAGAAATGGTATTATATAACAATTAAAATAAACCAATTATGTCAGAACAAATTAATGACCAGATTACAGATGAGCAAAAGGCTCCTAGTAAAGAAGAGCTTATTGCTTTTATGAATGAACAAATGGAAGTGAAGAAAGTTCAGCTTGAGCTTCAACAGCTTAACACTGCTTTAGCTTCCTCTAGAGCAGAAGAACTTAAGGCTCTTCAGTTTATAGCACAAATGACTAATCCCAAGCCACCGGCTGATGCTGTGCCATACACTCTTACACAAGAGGATATTGATGCAGATCCTTCTATAGCAGAACAAGGATTTAAAGCAGGAGATGAGGTGTTAGTTCCTAAAGATTCAGAACCAGCTAAACGTAAACTTAAAAAGTAAGATGCCAACCACACCTCTTTATAAACTTAGAGATTATAAGGAAACTTTTAAGTTTGAAAAAGAACATCCTAAGGAATTACGTTGGGATGATAAGTATAAGCTTTATATGCTACAGGAAAACAAACAATTCCAGGGCATATGGTTAAAAGAAAAAACAGAATTAGTTGGAGAGATTCTTCTCTCTTGGGAGTCTAAGAATGTAGTGCATGTAGAAAGTATTACAGTGCTCCCCTCTCATAAAGGGCAAGGATATGGACATGATCTTGTAAAGCTTGCTATAGATTGGGGGATTAATTCTGACTTTAAGTTTATGACAGGGGAAGCTCGTAAAGGAGCTAGTTGGATGATATTTCAAAACTTTGGTGCTGTCCCAATTCTCACTTATGAGGATTGGGCCGGTACAAAAGAAGAATACATAAGTTTTAAATTAGAAATATAATGGCCATTGTTAACCAAGTGGATAAAAGGGTGAAGATGAGCAAATGGGAAATAGTAAAGTACCAGCTTCTCACTTATTGTTATCTTAATAAAATATCTGTAAGTGAAGCAGATTTAAATTGCCTCACCTATCTTGCTTTAGAAGGAGACCAGGAGCTTACAAACTTTTGTGTAAAAGCCCATAATAAAGATATATTTTCCTCTATACAAAGTGTACGTAATTGCCTCACTAAAGCAGAAAAGAAAAATCTTATAAAGAAAGAAGGAAAGAACAAGAAAAAAATATTTATTAATCCTGATATAAAGGTGTATTCACAAGGAACGGTTCTTCTTGATTTTAAATTTTTAAGTGTTGAATCCAAAGAAAGCTAAAACATTTATTCCTCAAATAGCTGAGGAATTATCCCAGCCTGTTTCTCTTATAGAAGATTTAGTTATATTCTATTGGCAGGAAATAAGAAAATCTCTATCTGGATTAAAGCATAATAGAGTGCATGTTTCCAATCTTGGTGACTTCACCATAAAACATTGGAAAATAGATGAGAAAATAAAAATACTAGAACAGTGGGAAGAAAATAATAAACTTAAAGGAATGCAAGAATTAACAGCTAGATTTAAAACAGCTGAAATATTATATGATCTTAAAAATCTTAAGAAAATAATAGAAGAAGAAGATCAACGTAAAGAATTTATTAAACTACATAAAAATGAGTCTAAAAAATAATATAATACAAATCTGGAAATCAAAAGGACAGATATTAGAAGGAATAACTAATAGTATATTTAAGAAGGAAGATGTAGAGGAAATTGCAGAACAAAGAAAAGCTATATGTTATACATGCCAATTATATACAGAAGATGATGGAGGATGTATGGTGGCAGGTACAAGTCCTTGTTGTGATCAAAGACAAGGAGGATGTGGATGTTCTCTTAAATTTAAAATAAGAAGCCTTTCTAGTGAATGTCCTCTTGGTAAATGGACAGCAGAACTTACACAGGAAGAAGAAGATCAACTAAATCAAAAACTAGGGATATGAGCATATTACAATTTACACCCCACAACCACAAATATACAAGTGAAGAAAATATTGATTGGCTTAGTGTTACAGGACTAATATCTAATTTCAAACAACCATTTGATGCAGATAAGATAGCAGCTAAAGTGGCAAAAAGTAAGAAGAGTAAGTGGTATGGAATGAGTCCTGAGGAAATTAAAGAAGCTTGGAAGGCTGAGGCTAATAGAGCCACCACTCTTGGTACGTGGTATCACAACTGTAGAGAAGCTGATATATGTGGATTTGAAACAATGGAAAGACATGGCTTCACTGTTCCTATATTTAAACCTATTGAGAAAGAAGGAGTAAAATATTCTCCAGATCAGAAGTTAAAAGATGGTGTCTATCCAGAACATATGGTTTATCTTCGTTCTGCTGGTATATGTGGTCAGTCTGATTTAGTGGAGGTTGTTAATGGTGTAGTACACATCACTGATTATAAAACTAATAAAGAAATTAAAGTTGAAGGATTTACTAATTGGGAAGGAGTCTCTCAGAAGATGTCTCCTCCTGTCAGCCATCTTGATGATTGTCATCTTAATCACTATGCTCTTCAGCTTAGTATGTATATGTTTATTATTCTTAAACATAATCCGAAGCTTACTGCTGGTACCCTCACTATTCATCACATATTGTTTGAAGAGGCAGGACGGGATAGGTTTGACAATCCTATATCTGCTCTTGATACTAATGGTAATCCTATTGTCACTGATGTAGTGCAATATGATCTACCATATTTAAAGAAAGAAGCAATAGATATTATACATTGGCTGGAAGATAATAAAAGTAAATTAAAACCAAAGCACTAATGGAGAAACAAAAAAAAGTATTTAAAAGTGACATTAAATATAAAGTCACTCTTAATGAGGAACAGAAGGAAGTGAAAAGACTTATAAGAGAAAACCAAATAGTGATAGTGACAGGTAGGGCAGGATGTGGTAAATCTCTTGTATCAGCACAAACAGCTCTTGATTTTTTATTTAAGAAAGAATATGAATCCATATACGTTACACGTGCAGCTGTTGAAGTTGGTCATTCTCTTGGCTTTCTGCCTGGTAGCCTATCTGAAAAATTTGATCCATACCTCGAAGCTTTTCAGGAGAATCTACTTAAATGTTATGACAAGGTTAAGATTGAGGAGTTGGTTGCTGATGGAAAAGTTAAAGCACTACCAGTACAATTCATACGTGGTAAGACCATTGATGATATACTTGTGGTTGAGGAAGCTCAGAATCTTACCAAAGCAGAAATGCTAGCCATCCTTACAAGGCTGGGTAAGAATGGTAGAATAATTATTAATGGAGATAATGAACAGAAAGATATTAAGGCTGACTATAATGGTCTTAGTTATGTAATAGATCTTTCTAAAAAACTTCAGGATATTAAATATATTAAACTTAAACACAACCACAGGTCTGATCTTGTGGGTAAAATTTTAGAATATGAATACTCCGGAAAAAAGTGATATAATGACATTAGCAGAAATACTTGATGCTTATGAGCAAGGCACCCTTGATATGACTGAGTCTGCTAGAAAATATTACATCACTGAAAAAGATAAGTATTTTAATAAAGTGAGTTGGATACATAATGATGAATTAAAAAACCAAGTTTTGTTAAGAGGCATGGCTAAAACTGGTGGTAGAGATTTATTAAGAGAATTAAAAAATCCTTTACAAAAATGATAAGACTATTTGATATAAGTAATGGTAAAGTGATTCCCACTGAACATTGTTACACTCTTAAGTTTCTTAAGGATATAATGGATACGTATCCAAACGAATATTTACAGATATTTACGTATCTGTTTTATATGTCTTGCCCCAATCCAGATATGAATCCTTTTTTTGATATTCCAGAACAGGATAAAGAAGATATTATATTAAGAGAGATAGATGCAGATTTTAGTTTAGATGATGCTAAGATTACACATGCATTAGCTATGTGTAAAAGAATGTATGAAACTCCTACATACAGAGCATATGAGGGTATAAAGATATTCTTAGACAATATGGCCAAAAGTATGAAGACAGAAAGTATTACATTTGGTAGAGATGGGTCAGGACCAGCTCTTCTTAGAATGGCTGAAAAGTATGACCAAGTGAGACAGAGTTTTAAAGGTGTATATAGAGATTTAATGGAAGAACAACAAAGCTCTGTAAGAGGAGGACAAAATTTAGCTTACGATCAATAACAATAAAAATTAAAAATTATGAGACACGTAGAAAAAGCCTTAAATAGGTACAACTTAAATTTATATCCAGAAGTTCCAACAGGGTATATTCAAATTGAAAATCTTGAAGATACAAAAGGAGTGGCTCCTATTGTAAAATTTACCATCCAATCAGATCCTGTTAAAGAAGTGGGAGTGAATGGTGTACAAGCTTTGGATATTATTAAATATGCCAAGTGTTTGTTTGAAAGTTTAAATTCAGATTTTCCTTGTAAAGAGAATGAGCAAACAATTATTAAATTGCAAGAAGCTATTCAATGGCAAGAAGAAAGAACAAGAGATAGAATGAGAAGAGAAGTGGAAGGTTTTAATTTAGCATAATATGATTGAACAATATAATAAAATTTATCTTTCTAAAGAAGAAATAAAACCTTTAGAAGAACTAGCTTTAAAAATTGAAGAAGCTAAGAAGGCAGAACCTAAATATATTAATGATGGAGAAAATATTTATTATAGACACATCTATGGGTTATATGCTGAAAAAGCAGTTGAGAAGATGTTTAATATAAACTTTATAGATTACACTGTAGGTAATTCTTCTAAATATGACCATGGTGATTTAAAAAATGCAGGATGTCCTTATGTAGGAGTAAAAGGTCTTCTTATAAGAAAAGATAAAAAAACATATCATAAAGTATCAAGAGCAGCTGTTAAATGTGAAATACTTGTATTTATAGAAAAGACTGATGATGGTGGATTGATATGTTATGTTCCTGGATTGTATACACCAGATACACTTAGAAAATATACTACAAGAGATGGTGTTGAAGAAGAAGTAACCATCACTAAAGGAAACTTTCATGGTGTTCATGATTATAAAAAAATACATAATTATAACTATATAAAATATTATAATGATCAAATTCCTGGATGGCTTAAAAAAAATAATATTCAAATTAAAGTATATGATTAAACAACAAGTGTATCAGGATATAGAACCTGGTTACAAAAACGATCAAGACTATTTAAATGATTGGGTTTTTCATTTTAATCCTTATGCCAATCAGTGGGCTGCTATTCCACGTGAAAAGTATAATGAGTATTGGAATAATTTTAAACATCATGCTGTTCTTAGAAGCAAACATTTAAATACTCTAATAGATTTATTACATAAGTCTAAAGGAAACATGGACATCATAGAAGATTTAACTCGTGGTGAAATCAAGTAACTTTATAGAAGTACCTACATATTCTAATGGAGTGTGGACAGTCACTGAATTTTCTACAAGGGAAGATTTCAGAGACTTTTTATTGTCTATATTTAAAGAACCTGGTAAATATGAGTTTAATCAAGATAGTTTAATATTTAATGCTGAGGGACGTAAGTTTCAGAAGCAGGGATATTATTGTCATGCTCCCGTTAAATCAAAAGATTTTTTAGCTTATTGGGATGATCAAAAAAATAAATGCCGTAATGGAATTATTGTACACAGTGGTAAGCATACTTGGTATATCACTAGGGATTATTACATGTGGCTTAATTTTCTTCCTATCTATGACAAAGAGGAGAAAAGGTTTGACTTTGCCAAAGTGAGAGATGCTCAATATCATATGGCTCTCTATGAGATACTAGGAGAACTTCATTATAAGCATGCTGTTATTCTAAAGAAACGTCAGATAGCTAGTTCATATTTTCACATGGCCAAGCTTCTTAATAAATATTGGTTTGAAGAAGGAGCTGTATTAAAAATAGGAGCTAGTCTTAAAGATTATATTAATGAGAAAGGATCTTGGAAATTTTTAGATGAGTATAAGAACTTTCTTAATGAACATACAGCATGGTATAGACCAGCAGAACCTGAAAAGGTGGGTGCATGGCAGCAGAGAATTAAAGTGAGGATTAATAATCGTGACACTTATAAAGGACTAAAGTCTACTATCTCTGGATATTCATTTGAGAAAGATCCTACAAATGGTGTGGGTGGACCTGTAACCTACTTCTTTCATGAGGAAGCTGGTATTGCTCCTAAGATGAATGACACATATGGATTTATCAAGCCGGCCCTTAAGTCTGGTCATCTCATCACTGGTCAGTTTATAGCAGCAGGATCTGTAGGTGATCTTGAACAATGTGAACCTCTAAAAGAATATATTCTTCAACCAGAAGAGAATGGATTCTATGGTGTTTCATCAAATCTTATAGATGGAGATGGTACAATAGGAATCACTGGTTTGTTTATACCAGAGCAGTGGTCTATGCCTCCCTATATAGATGAATATGGTAATTCTAAAGTGGAAGAAGCTCTAGCTGCTTTAGATAAAGAGTTTGAAAAAGCTAAGAAGGATATGAATCCAGAAGCCTATCAGCTCACTATATCTCAGCATCCAAGAACTATAGAAGAAGCTTTTGCTACAAGAAAAGCAAGTATATTTCCTTCTCATTTAGTTTCTAAACAAATGCAAAGGGTGGCTGAGAAACAATATCCTGTAGAATATTTAGAACTATCTAGAAATGCTGAAGGAAAAATATTAGCTACCACTTCTAGAAAAACTCCTATCATGGAGTTTCCAATAAGTAAGAAAACAGATAATAAAGAGGGAGTGATATGTATATATGAAAGACCCCACACCAATCCTACATTTGGAATGTACTATGCTTCTGTGGATCCTGTAGGAGAAGGTAAAACTACTACATCTGAATCCCTATGTTCTATATACATATATAAAAATCCAGTGGAGATTATAACAGATGATGGAGATGGAAAGGTAAGAAACTCTATAGAAAGAGATGCTATAGTGGCTAGCTGGTGTGGTAGATTTGATGATCTTAATAAAACTCATGAAAGACTAGAGCTTCTTATAGAATGGTATAATGCCTGGACCCTGGTAGAGAATAACGTAGCCCTCTTTATCCAGTATATGATATCTAAGAAAAAGCAGAGATATCTGGTACCTAAAGACATGATATTGTTCTTAAAAGATATAGGGGCTAATCGTAATGTATTCCAGCAGTATGGATGGAAAAATGTAGGCACTATATTTAAAGGTACTATTCTAAGTTATGGTATAGAGTTTCTTAAAGAAGAACTAGACCATGAAACTGAACCGGATGGTA